AATTGCAAGGTGACGGTGGAAACATCAGCAATATTCAGGGTGCTAATGTCTCAGGTACAGTAGCAACTGCAACAACAGCCGGTACTGTAACAACAGCAGCGCAGCCAAATGTCACATCAGTCGGTACATTGACTGGTCTAACAATGGGCGGCAACGTTGCAATGGGCAACTATTGGGTCACTGGTCTAAACACACCAACTAACTCAACTGACGCAGCAACTAAGCAATATGTTGATGACGTTGCTCAAGGTCTACACACTCACGACAGTTGTAATGCTGCTACAGATGGCACACTAGCAACTATCTCAGGTGGTACTGTCACTTATAATAATGGATCAAGTGGTGTCGGCGCAACATTGACAACTACAGGTTCATATACAACTATTGACGGTGTAACACTACAAAATGGTATGCGTATCCTTGTCAAGAACGAGGCTAACGCAGCACACAACGGTATCTATGATCGTACAAGTTCAACAGTATTGACACGTTCAAGTGACTTTGATACTCCAGCTGAGATGGCTGGTGGTGACTTCACATTTGTCAACGGTGGTACATTGTACGACAACACTGGTTGGGTAATGACTGACCCAGTAACTACAGTTGGTACAAGTGCTGTAACCTGGGTACAGTTCTCAGGTGCTGGTACATATACTGCTGGTACTGGTTTGACATTGACTGGTAGTGAGTTCAGCGTCAATGCTTCACAAACACAAATCACAAGTGTTGGTACATTGGGATCATTGACAGTAACTGGAACTGCAACAGCAGGTAACTTGTCAACCGGTGGAACACTAAGTGTCACAGGTAATGCTAACGTTGGTAACATCGGCGCAGCAGCAGGTGTATTCACAAGCGTAAGCGGTAACGGTTCAGCATTGACTGCACTAAACGCAAGCAACATCTCAACTGGTACACTAGCACAGGCAAGACTAGCAAATAGCACACTAACATTAGGTAATACTACTCTAACATTGGGTGCTACAACTACAACAGTAGCAGGCTTGACAAGTGTTACATCAACAACATTTGTTGGTGCGTTGACTGGTGCAGCAACAACTGCTGGTACAGTAACAACAGCAGCGCAACCAAATATCACTAGTGTTGGTACACTATCATCACTTGCAGTAACAGGTAATATCAGTGCAGGTAATGTGAGTGCAACAACATTCACTGGTGCATTGAGTGGTGCGGCAACTACAGCAGGTACTGTAACAACTGCTGCTCAACCAAATATTACTAGTGTTGGTACACTAACTGGTTTAGGTGTAAATGGCACGATTACTGGTGTAAATATTACTGCAAATACAGGTGTGTTCACAGGTAGTGGTAGCGGTCTATCAGCACTAAACGGTAGCAATATCAGTACTGGAACAATCGCAGCGGCTCGTGTTGCGACATTGAACCAAAATACAACAGGTTACGCAGCAACAGTATCAAGCGCAGCACAACCTAACATCACAAGTGTTGGCACATTGACATCACTAAGTTCAAGTGGAAACATTACTGCTCCGAACTTGATTGCAAATACTGGCATGTTTATTTCTTCAGTAAATGCAGCAGTAAGTGCAGCAGGTACTGTTCAAGGAAATGCAACAGCACTAACAACTCAAATAAACGTTGTTAGCACGGTAGCAAGTGGATCAGGTGTGAAATTACCAACAGCAGTAGCAGGTATGCGTGTAACAATCATGAATACTGCCGCAAACGCATTAGCAGTATATCCAGCAAGTGGTGGTAAAGTCAATAGTGCTGCAACTGATGCTTCATTCTCACAAGCAGCAGGAGCAAGACTTGATTTCGTTGCAGTATCTACTACTCAGTGGTATACATTGAACGCAACTTACGCTTGATTATAAAACAAGTCACGATGTATTTTTGATAAGTACATCGTGACAAATGTTTTTATACTGGACTACGAAGTTAGATTGCGTAATTGGGCTGCGTTAAGAAATAAAATAATAGACGCCGAACCAAAAGAAAAATATATTGAGATTGACAATTTTTGGCAAGGTGTGCCGTTATCTAATCATTACCTTCATCCTGATTTCATAAAAGATTGGCCAAACCCCTGGCAATTACTGTCTGATAACAATTATTGTTATTATGCTAGAGCATTAGGAATTTTTTATACGCTTGTATTGTTAGGTATTACAGATATACAAATTGCTGAGGCGAAGGATGACAATTCTAATGATGTAGTCATTGTGATTGTCGACGGATATATTTTGAATTATTGGCCAAATTCTGTAACGTCAGTATCAATTGAAAATTTTTCTAATTTACAGTATTTGAATATTGAAGTGTTATATACGAAAATAAATTAGTTTTTTCTAACGTGTATCAAATAACTTAGACGTTGAAAGTTTTCAGTTACCTTATCAATTCTATGTCTCACATCATTTTTAGTCATTTCAAATACACTGTAATTTCCTATTATAGGATCACAGGTCTCGTCAAAATCTTCTATTACTAATTTACCGCTTCCGTTATAATTTTGTATATCGGAAAGATAAATGACTATAGTACAATATCCATTCATGTAACCATCTGTATGAGTATCTAAATAATCATCGTTTTCAAATAACTGTATAAAGCCGCCTAATAAAATATTATTATCGTTCAGCGTCGGATACATTTTTAATACGAGTTTTTTGGCTATGTTATCAAAATAGTCATAGAAATGTTGATACTGCGGGTCTGAAATCAATTGATATTCACGTAGACTAACAGTTAAATTTCTATCCTTAATAATTTTCAACCTTTTTTCTTTTTCTTGAGCTGGTATTAGGTGAGGCAAAGATTCGTCATTAGTTACATTCTGAAAACACCACTTTGACTTGTCCCTTACTAATTCTCTCACTTCATGTGCTTTGTTTAGGAATTCCGAATAGTCTAATACTAAATCTTTTATTTTTCCAAAATAAAATCCCTGTGTAAACAGTTTGTCAATTTCGGTCATGGTCATTATATATATTTAGAGTATTTGGATGGGCATACCGGGATTGAAATTCTATTTATAAAAGACGATAATAGTAACGAGAAGTATATTAGTCCTAGTGTATAACGCAAAATATGTGTTGAATTACTACCAAACATGATAGTAAATAATCACATCAATAACTTTACGATAACTAGAACACTAGATATTAATCCGCTTTATTCTAAGATAGGTTGAAAATGAAATTAAACGTAGTAAAACGATCCGGAGACAGAGAACCATTAGCCGTTGAAAAATGGCAAGCACAAGTAGCAAAAGTTTGTAAAGGTATTGCTGATGTATCTCAGTCAATGATTGAGATCAAAGCCCAACCGCACTTTTATGACGGCATTACCACAAGAGAAATTGACGAAATCACATTACGTGCTATTGTAGACTTAATAGATATTGAACATAATCCGGATATTGGTCATACCAATTATCAATATGTAGCAGGCAAGCAGCGTGTTAGTATGCTACGCAAAGACGTTTATGGGAGTTACCAGCCACCACATATCTATTCAATCGTAAAGAAAAATGTTGAGTTGGGTCTTTATACTAAAGATTTACTAGACTGGTATAGTGAAGATGATTGGAACAAGATGGATGAAATGCTTGACCATGAAAAGGACGAGCAATATAGTTACGCAGCCATTGAACAATTGATTGAGAAGTATTTGGTACGTAATCGTGCTACCAAAGAAATCTATGAGACCCCACAAATTCGTTACATGGTCGCAGCAGCCACAGTTTTTCACAATGAAGATAAAGCGCAACGCCTTCGTCTTATCAAAGAGTACTATAATTGCGCTTCGGATGGGTTATTTACTCTTGCTACTCCTGTATTAGCAGGACTTGGAACACCCACAAAACAATTTAGTAGTTGCGTTCTTATTCGCAGCGATGACAATCTTGACAGTATTTTCGCGTCCGGAGAGATGATGGCAAAGTATGCTAGCAAACGCGCTGGCATAGGCTTAGAGATAGGTAGATTGCGTCCATTAGGTAGCCCTATTCGCGGCGGCGAAGTCATGCATACTGGTATGATACCATTCCTAAAGAAGTGGTTCGGTGACTTACGCAGTTGCAGTCAGGGCGGCATACGTAATGCTAGTGCTACTATCTTCTATCCAATTTGGCACTATCAGTTTGACGATTTGATTGTATTGAAAAATAATCAGGGAACTGATGAAACTAGAGTGCGTCATATGGACTATGGCGTAGTACTATCAGCATTCTTCTGGAAAAGGTTCAAAAACCGTGAAAATATCACCTTCTTTGATCCTAACGAAGTTCCCGAATTATACGAAGCGTTCTATACAAATACTCAGAAATTTGAAGAACTTTACGTCAAATATGAAAAACGTAAGGATTTACGCAAAAAGACCATGAATGCAGAAGATGTATTCAAGGGTGGCATATTGAAAGAAAGAACGGATACTGGACGAATCTACCTTGTATTCATTGATAACGTGATGAACCAGGGTCCGTTTGATCCCGAGTATCATACGATCTATCAGTCAAATTTGTGTTGTGAAATCTTGTTGCCCACAAAGCCATTCAAGCGACTAGACGATGATCAGGGTCGTATCGCATTATGTACTCTAGGAAGTATCAATTGGGGTGCATTTAGAAATCCAGAAGATATGCGTAGGGCATGTCGCATATTACAGCGCAGCCTCTGTAATATACTTGACTACCAAGATTTCTTGTCAATACAAAGCAAGTTGAGTAATGATGAGATTCAGCCATTAGGTATTGGTGTAACGAACCTAGCATACTGGCACGCCAAGCGCGGATTGAAATATGGTGAGAAAGATAGTTTGCAAGAAGTAAAGAGCTGGATGGAACACCAAGCATTTTATCTAACTGAAGCAACAGTTGAACTTGCTAAAGAACGCGGCAAGTGCGTAGATAGCGACAAGACACGTTATGGTCAAGGTAAGTTCCCCTGGGAGTTACGTGCTAAAGGTGTCAATCAACTCGCAGACTTCAAACCCGAACTTGACTGGGAACCACTCCGTAGTGAGATGAAACAATATGGTGTTAGAAATGCCACATTGATGGCAATCGCCCCTGTAGAAAGTTCAAGCGTAGTAATCAACAGCACGAACGGCATTGAGTTGCCTATGTCATTGATTACTGTCAAGGAAAGCAAGGCGGGTAGTTTCACGCAAGTCGTGCCAGAATATCATAGATTGAAAAATAAATATGAACTCATGTGGGAACAAACTGACTGTTTGGGCTATATCAAAACAGCAGCAGTACTTGCCGCATATGTTGATCAAAGCATTAGTACTAATACGTTCTATAATCCAGCACACTTTTCAGAACGTAAAGTGCCAACAACATTGATCGCAAAGAATTTGATGTTAGCGCATCAATATGGATTAAAGACTTTTTATTATAGCCTAATCAATAAGGCTGGCGCAAAAGTAGTTGAAGAACAACAAACAATACAAACACAAATAACTGAAACAAACGAAGAAGATTGCGAGTCATGTAAATTATGAGCAAAGAACAATATAACCTAAAAACTAAAACTGATTATCTAAACAGAAAAATGTTTCTGGATCCTGCAGGTCCAGTAACTGTTCAACGATTTGAAGAAGTCAAATATAACAAAATACAAAAACTAGAACAAACAGCACGTGGATTCTTTTGGGTCCCAGAAGAAGTTAGCCTAACAAAAGATGCAAATGATTTCAAAGAAGCAAGCGAAGCAGTAAAACATATATTCACATCTAACCTTTTGCGCCAGACTGCACTTGATAGTTTACAAGGACGCGGGCCCAGTCAAATTTTTACACCTGTTGTCAGTTTGCCAGAACTAGAGGCATTACTTTATAATTGGACATTTTTTGAAACTAATATTCACAGCAGAAGTTATAGTCATATCATTCGTAACATTTATAATGTTCCTAAAGAAATCTTTAATACGATTCACGATATTAAAGAAATCGTTAATATGGCAAGCAGCGTTGGTAAGTATTATGATGACTTACATTTGCTAAATTGTAAAGTTGAAGCAGGTGAAAAGGTCAAAGAAACTGAACATATCAAAGCAATTTGGTTAGCACTCAATGCAAGTTATGCATTAGAAGCATTTAGATTTATGGTATCATTTGCTACAAGTTTAGCAATGGTCGAAAACAAAATGTTTATCGGTAATGGCAATATTATCAGTTTGATATTACAAGACGAACTATTACATAAAGAATGGACTGCTTGGTTGATCAATCAAGTTGTCAAAGAAGATCCAAGATTCGCAAAAGCAAAAGAGCAATGCGAACAAGAAGTCTACGCTATGTACATGGATGTAATTCGTGAAGAAAAAGATTGGGCAGATTATCTATTCAGCAAGGGTAGCGTGATCGGTCTCAACGCAAATATTCTAAAAGACTTTGTTGACTATACAGCCAATACTGCACTCAAAGAAATTGGTATCAAGTATAATCAACCAGCACCAAAAGTCACTCCCATACCATGGTTCAATAAGCATAGTGACACTAGCAAAAAGCAGACAGCATTGCAGGAAAATGAAAGCACTAATTATGTCATCGGTGTTATGAGTGATAAATTAGATTACGACGATTTACCATCATTATAAGGAGATGTAGATGAAAGCAGTTATTTGGAGCAAGCCTGATTGCCCATATTGTGTTATGGCAGAGAAGTTGCTAGTACAGAAGGGCTATGAAATAGAAGAAAGAAAAATTGGATTCGGTTGGAATCGTGAGCAACTTTTTGAAGCCGTTCCAAATGCTAAATCAGTGCCGCAAATATTCTTAGATGGTGAGTTGATTGGTGGATATGATAATTTAAAGAAACACTTTGAGGCAAAATAAAATGGAATTACAAGTAGATCAAATTTATACATTCAAGTTGAATAGCGGTGAAGAGTTGGTAGCAAAAGTTGTTGCCATCGCAGATAACTATTATACAATCACAGAGCCAGTTAGTATCGGGCCAAGCCCGCAGGGCGGTCTGGGTTTAGTGCCCAGCATGTTCACCTATAATAACCGAGAAAATGTCAGACTAAATACAAGTAGCCTAGCACTTGTAGCCGAAACTGATGATAATGTCAAGACAAAGTATATAGAAGCAACTACAGGATTACAAGTACCGGGCAAAAAAGTATTGATAGGATAATACATGGCCGGTAAAAAACTTAGTAGAAAGGGTGATAAAAATACTACAGGTGGCGTATTGCAAACAGGTGCTAGCACAGTGTTTTGTAATAATAAACCTGTAGCCCTTCATCCTTGTAAGATAACTCCGCATTCGCCTACCTCACAATCCATACATAAAAATGCTGTAACTACCGAGGGAAGTCCTACTGTTTTTGCTGAAAATAAACCTGTCGTGCGCGTAGACAGTAAAAATAATTGCGGACATAAAATTGTTCAAGGTAGTTCAGATGTTTTTGTACCATAAGTTATGTCAGATTCAGGTATACAAAGTCCTTTAGGAGTTAACGTTGTTAGCTCTATGATACTCAATGAAGGATTGAGTATAAATCCTGTCGCACAAAAAATGATAGGATCTAGCAAAACTAATGCCTATTACACACCCGGTACAATTGTAAATGACACTTGCTTATCTTGGGTTACACAAGCAATACAAGCATGTTATTATACTAATGCTTTTAGTGATGGTATAGGTTTAGCCGATGTTGAGATAGAAGGCGATTTAGTAGGTCTTACCAATTATATCGGCGTATTAACAGTAAAAAAAGTAAACAAAGGCGGACTGATACCCAGAGCATATATTGTAGTAGACGATATGCCAATTGAATTGCCTAGCAATGAAATGGTCGGATTCGGCGCACGATATAAAATAAGTGAAATGGGGAATACCGATTGGGGTTTAGTAGATGTGTATGGACAACCGCCGTATAGTGATGACATAGGACTTTTTCAATATGTTATCGTAAGTAATCCTTTAGTAAGCCCGGGCGTTTATACCACAGACTTCACAACAATAGGCGCTGCTTCAAATGAAGTAGGCACGGTGTTTCAGTGTTCAGTAAATGGACCAAGTGTGTTGCCAGGCTATAGTCAGGGGCAAATTAAAAGGCTCGGCTATAGTGTAGGTACAGAAATTACTAGTAATGGAGGAGGGCTACCATTTAGTATTCCTGGCAAAGGAATAGCATTAAGCGCACAATTTTTCCTAGGTAATCTAATATCAGGTGATGGAAACACACCGGGTAGCCAGTGGCAAGTTTATTTTCTTGATCCTGGAATAGGAGGTCCTGGTAAATGGTGTTTAAATTATTCACCCGACGTATCTACGTTCATGAATTTTACAGATAAAACATTTAGATTTTATCTTCCTAACATAACTTATTTTAATAGTAATATTTACAAGGACACTTACAATAATTTATTAGCGATGGGTCAAAGCAGAATTCCCGCCTTATCAAATAGTCTACCGCCCACATATCTGATTAATGATCCAAGTAATGTATGGGAAGGTCAAGCAACAAGTGGTTATGCCATAGAGGGTAATGTAGGTCAAGGACAAGAAGCAACATGGTTCCCATATAATACAGATAATCCTAATTATAGTGTGACACAATGGGGATTCCTACGTTGTCTTGCATTACAAGCATGGAACGTATTTAACTGGCAAGGATCAAGTCCACTTAATGAACAACCAGAATACAAAAACTATGCAACGCAATGGATAAATTTTACCGGATTTTTAGAACAATCTAATGCTGCATTATTAACATTAAGAAATAGTATTACTTTTCTTGATGGTGTCTACAGTAATATGAATGATCTTATTAGCGCAGATATTACAGGAGTCAGTTTATCAACGCAGGCATTTGGACAAGATTTAATCAATTTAGGAAATGCCTTAAGTTTAAATAAAATTTCTACTTTTGGATTACCATCTAGTTTGTTAGTTACATTAGAACAATCTAATGCTATGACTAAACCTGTAGTACTAACATTATTAATAGCAGGCTTTGCGCAACAAGAAATTGAGCAAATAAGTTCGGGCGAACTAACTCCCACACTAGAACAAGAACAAAAAATTTATTCTGCTTTTTTAGCAATTAGAGGTAAAGATGCTAAAGAAATTTTTAATATATTAAATTGTAAAACAAAAAATCTTTTTCAACTTACAGACTTATTGAATATTAAAAAAATGTTCCCTATTAGTCATACCTCTTTAACAGTACCAATTTATAACACAAGTCCTAGCCCTAACAATAGTAAAACTTATTATCTATTATTTGTTGATAGAGAGGTCAATCCGCAATTATTAACTCCGAGAATTAAGAAAATTGTAGGTACAATTATACCTCCAGTAGAACCACCTAT